AGAACGGCATATCATCCAAGCCCACTACATGCAAATCAATTGCGCAGACAGCACATAAAAGGGTTTGAAGAGAATGATGCTGCTGAAATGAAAGCGGTCAAAGATGCTTTTAATGGTATTACTGCTGGAAGCATTCCACTGATTCATTCAAAGTCCGGGTCAAAGGGTGGCTTTGCTCATGGTATGGAACACGCCCGCCGAAAGATTGCGCATGCGTTTCATCGAATTGGCACTGCACTCGGCTTTGCCAATCGGCCACTTGAACCCTCTGCTCGCGTTGTTGATATGAGTATGAAAAGGCCAGACGAAGGTTCTGGAATTATTCCAACAGCAGCAAGTCATAGCGTTATTTCTGCCTTGGGACATCGCCAATTTATCGATGACCCCATATTGGCTGAAGGTGCACACTCTGATGCTTTGAGTGAAAAGTTAGAGCAACAGAATGAAGCCTTTGATAGAATGATGTTGATAAATGATAAAATCAAATCTACTGATAATGAAGTAGAAAGGAAGAATCTTGAATCAGAGCGCGACCATCTTCAGGAGGAAATAGAGAAATTAGGTGCAGATATAGATTCTGCTGGTCCTACCCACAACATTCAACAGACAAGAACAGAACAAGATATTCTAACTTCGCACACAAACGCAATCGCTGAAAGGGGCAGACAATACCTACCGATGATGAACCCTGCTCTATTCCACCGTAGCCTTCCACTTGAGGTGCTAGAGGGTAACGTCATGCAATATGCCGCGATGATAAACCAAATGCTTGCGCGTGAGCCGCACGAAAATCATGAGCAAACTGTCTTAGGCAATGCTGGCACAACAATGAGGGAAAAGGAAGTCCGTTCACGCCCTTCAGATGTCAAAGAGTTTATGCATGACAATAGCAAGTTCAAGGCTAAAGCCAGTCATTCTGCTGAACAATTAGCACAGGGACTTGGGCTAAATTATGAGGATGCACATGTGCAGGCTTCGATGCAACATTTGTCTAATCAAATTCGTGATATGGCGAAGGCTCGTGGTGATATGGGATTAGAATTTCCCATAATGACTGTAGCAGAATTGATGAGTCGAGGTGGTCATTATGGAGAGCACGGGACACCTGAAGAGATGCGAGAGTTGGCATTACAGGCTGCGAATATGGGTTATGGCGGAGATGCCAAGGACAATCTTGACTTTAGAAATTTGAGAATGAATGCTTTGCAGTTAGATGGAGAACTCATTCCTTACAAGAAAGAATTTGGTGGAATGGGCAGAACTGCAAAAGAGGGTGTGGAAGAACTTCTAGCCGAGTTAGGTCTTAGATTTATCAACTCTCATTCAACTGACCCTAATTTCCCTCCTGAAAGAACATATTTACGAAATGTCAAAGGGAAGGAATACTACAAGCCAAAAAATCCGGCTGCTGAAAACCGAAAAATCGGTTACAGGGAATTGCAAAGATTGAATTCTGTATTGATTAGTGACCCAACAAAAGAACCTAAGCGTGTCAAGGCCGTTGATGCCAAGATGCAAGGTGGACTTGTACCCACAAAATTAGGACCTATGGATTCTCGCTCGGAATCGGTTATTCACTCTCTATACAACTCAACTGGATTCAATCATCACTTGGGAGATAAAGTCAAAACAACTTTTGATTTTCACATTGACCACAACGGCAAGGCTACAATTCATCTAACTGAGCCCCGTGATATTCGTTTGAATGGACCACTAGAGAGTTTTTGGAATATATTTGACGGCGAAGATGGCCGCCCTGATTTGCGACATATTTTGCATCCTAATTATGTTCATTATACGGGGGAAACAGGACGAAAAATGGACACGGAAGAGCGAATGAGTCATCAGGCTAGGCCACACCCCGTTGACGGTTATCGGCATCTGGAAGACCCCCTGAAGAAAGGTATGAATCTAGCAGCCTTGACCAACCCTGATATTATCCGCAAGGAGTTGGGAGACAAGGTTCCACTATTGCAGCCCATGCATCGTATCTTTGAGTTAGATGACCTTGAGCACCTTCGTGGATTTACAGGCGACTGGGTGGTTTCTCACATGCCTGAAGGTGAGCGTGGGTTTGTCATTAAGGAAGATGACAAGGTCACATCATCTAACTTTGACTTGTCTGAAGAAACCAAAGACAACTTCAAGAAAGTGGCTGATGAAGACTTTAGAGTCGACGTTATTGAATTAGAGGATGGATACTACATCTTTGATGTACTAGAGTTTGATGATAAAGAAGTCCATGATATGACAACTGGAGACCGCATCAAGATTATTCGTGGAGGAATGGAAGGTACTGGTAATGTACATGTTCCATCTGCAAGTGATACGCGTCTTACAGATGATGCTGGTTTGGAATTGACAGTGACTGATTTGCAGAAAGAGCATGATAGAATATTACTCAGAGATGCTAAGTCTACTTACATGGCTGGAGAACTTCGACAACCCAAGTGGGTATTGCTCAGTCCCGGCAATGATGTTGTACTCATGGTTCTTGAACGCAGAGGCAACGGCCCCTACACATATCGATTGGGTACTGGACCAATTACACAAGATGAATCACTTGGTAAGCGTGGTGTTGAGATTGATGGCAATACCTACATGGATATGGGTGCTGCCTTTGATAGTTCTGAAAAGTTCAATGTTGGCGACCATGTACGTGTCAACGTAGCCAACGTAGGTGAAATGGAAACCAATGGTCAGAAACTGTACAATGTGTCCGCTTCAGAAATTATCAGCGAAGCAGAAGGTGAAGGATTGGTAAGTCAGGAAACACTTGCTTTGCTTGCCAAGTCTGAATGCGAACAATGGTTGTGTGAAGTTCATCGTGCAGCCAGTGGAGTTCGGATTACAATGCCACAGGGTGATGTTGTGTACAAGACCACACAGTCTGGAAGCCTATGGACCATGCATAGTCCGCTGGCCCCCAACCACTATCTCATCCGTTTGGCTGAAAGTCAAAGACCCTATTGGGCACCTGTAGCGGGTGCAATGCTCAAGGCTGATGTTGATATTGCTGAGAAAGAAGAAGTGCACGACAATGGGTATGAAGCCGGTGAGGCCAAGCCGTTCATCAAGCCAAAGAAAATCAAAGACACGAATTGGTGGGCAAAGAACGAGAAACAGAAGGTTTTGGTCAAAGGCTTGAAACTTGTTGAACAGATGCTCAAGAGTGGTGTTGGTTCTGTTGGTACAACGACTACAGGTACAATGGGCTTGGGCATTGGGTATGCAACTCCTATAGAATCGCCTACTGGTCCTACAAACCTACATGATGCAAAGACCATGCCTGACTATGACAACAAAAAGCGACCCGGAGAAGACTACTCTATAGAACCGGGTACGGAGGAAGAAGAGGGGGCTAAACACATGACTGTGCCCCTAAAGGAAGGTACACTTGAGGTATCTGACTCCACGGCTCGCTTCCATAGTTGATTAAATAGTATGACTAGGTCTATAGACAGCAATGGTCCTGACCACTCAGATGCGTACTTCCCCTGTTGAACACAGCGGAAGCATCAGTATTGTCAAGGCAGATAATGACCTTGTCATCGCAGGTTACGCATCTGTAGAGATGGTTGACAAGCAAGGTGACCTTATCACACGCGGAGCCCTAAAGGATGCCTTTGATGGATTCATGAAGGCTGATGGATTCCGCAATGTACAACTCGCACACTCCAACATTCAGGTTGGTAGTGTCATCCCTTCATACACTGACTCTGACGGTCGTGTATGGAAATCCGGTGTCGATGACGCCGGTATGTTCGTTGTTATCCAACTAAGGGATGACATCGAAAAGGCTCGTGAAGTAGCCAATGAAATTCGCAAAGGGGCCCTTCGTGGCTTCAGTATTGGAGGGCAAGCGTTCAAGCGCATGCGTAAGAGTGACCAACAACACGGTGACTACACTGAAATCTCCAAACTGGAATTGCACGAGGTAACCATTTGCGAAAAGGGTATCAATCCCGAAGCGACCTTCCGCATATTGAAGGAGGACACAACAATGAGTGATGAAATGAATGCATTGGAAGAACTAGGCAGCGTCTTGGACCGCTTGAGCAAGCGGATGGACAACATGGAAAAGGGCGAAATTCCCGAGGGCTTGAAAGAGCACATGAAAGACGAGAAAGACGAAAAAGGCGATTCCGACGAAAAAGACAATGGAGATGACAAAGACATGGACAAAGAAGAAAAAGGCATGTACAAAGGTGATGACCAATACGCCGATGTTATCAGCAGCGAGTACCTAAACTGGATGGAAAACACACTGAAGTCTCAGGGTGTTGACACTGGTGCAGCCCGTGCTCACTTTGATGACATCAACAAGGCCAACCTTGGTAGTACACCTGAGCAAATCGGCGACGGCGCTAACTACTTTGGCGGACAAGTCAAGGGTCGTGCACAAGAAGGCGGAAGCCCATCAACAAACGCTATCAGTCGCATGAACAGCGGTGGTGGCAAAGAAGTTGCAAAGGGTTACCTCGCACCTGACAACGTATCAGCAAGCGACCTAGAGGCAGCATACGAAGTCTACAAGGCCGCAGCACTAGAACAACAATTCAAGGGTAACTTGAACACAGTGTTCTCTGACCGACTACAGAAGGAACTCAGCGCAGAAGCAGAGGCACGCGAAGCCTCTTCCTTTGACGCTCGTGGACCTCTCGCAAGCATTGAGAAGGCAATCGCTGACCTCGGTGCTCGTATCGATGGACTTACTTCAGAAGAAGGTGGAGCAACTCTCCGCAAGGCAGTTGACCAATCCGCTGTCGAAATCCCTTCTACTGAAGAACTAGCAAACATGGACTGGGACGACGTACACCGATTGGCCGGGAGTGTTTGGAACTGAGTTTCCACAAATAAAATGGAGGAATAAAAATGGCACGAAATTATATGCGAACAGTAAATGACATGGAGCGCTACTACTACGGCGCTGGCAGTTCAATGGGCTACTCCTACAGTGGCTCAGAGTTGCTCAAGGCGGATGCACCGCTCCTAAGCACAACGGCTGGTACCTACCAAGCAATCTACGGACGAAAGGTATGGTCACAGTTGAACCAAGAATTCAACGCTTTCAGCGTTCTACCCAAGAAGCCTTGGGACCGAAGCGGATGGCGTGTTGTCACCGCAAAGCCTTCCAAGACTGTCGGCGGCGGTATTGCTGAGAACGGTACACTACCAGAAACCACCAAGCCTACTTTCCAGCATGTGGCTGCAAAGCCCAAGACTGTGGCTCACTCATTCGATATGAGCGAAGTTGCAATCTTCCTTAACGACAAGGATGATGGTCTAGGTGACATCCGCTCAGTTCTCAAAGAAGAGATGGGCAAGCACCACGCAGAGCACATCAACGATATGCTGCTTACTGACGTAACCACTCCAGCAGGCAACGACATCGAGTCACTTGACCGAGTCACTACTGGTAACACCTCAATGACATCAGGTACTCACTACGATGCTGGCGATGAAGACATTTACAGCATTGACCGCAGTTCAAACACATGGTCCTTTGCTGAAGACAACGCTGACAGCGGTTCCGCAAACCGAACCCTCAGTCTTGACCACCTTGACGACCTATTCCAGAAGATTTGGGTCCGTGGTGGCAATCCAAAGGTTATGCTAACTGGATATGACACACTAATGCGCATCCAGCAACTACTACAGAGCCAACAGCGATTCATGGAAGAAAAGCGTGTTGTCCCAACCTACAACGGCGTAAAGGGTGTTCCCGGCGTCGAGGCTGGTTTCATTGTGGCTACCTACAACGGTGTCCCAATCATTCCAACCAAGGAGATGACATCTGACGGCATCAGTCGTATCTACATGATGGACACAGATTACCTATACTTCAGTACTGGTAAGCCTACACAATACTTTGAGTCTGGCATTGAGACTGGTGACCCATTCGCCATCAACCGCCTTGGACAAGAAGGTCTCTACCGAACTATGGGTGAGATTTGGACTACTTTCTTTGGAGGTCAAGGTTCAATCCGCGACTTGCAGTGAGGATTATGGAGAATAGAACAGGAGATGATGAATTATGGCACAAGGAACAATTGTAGCAACAACAAGCGGTAGTGGTGTATTTACCACTGATTACGTCCTAGACTTATACGCAGGGACTGACCCAGATGACACAGCATGGCTAGACGGCGGCGCGGCACTAGATGCTTACCCGGGGGCAATCACGCCTTTCCAAGCAGCAAACAGTAACACAACTGAAGGTACCCGTGGTATCAAGATGGTTTGTGGTCGAATTACAACTGCAATGGTAAACGCAGAGACAATGGATTTGACTGAGGTAGTAGGTGCTGAAACCCACAAACTCAAAATTCTAGCATTCGTATTGGCTGACAACAGCCAAGATGGAAAACTAACGGCTGCTGTGGGAACTGGAGCAAATGCTAACCGATTGACTTTCACGGAAGCAGGAACTTCAGAAGTACCAGCATGTCTATGGATGCTCTGCGCCTGAAGGTGATTCAACATGCCTTTGGTAACCTTTCTCGGCCCTTTCCGACATCGTCGGCGTCCAGATAACGCTGGCGAGTGGGAAAGAAATCTAACTGAGGAGGTCAGTCAAGAGTGGCTCGATACATACCGTCGTGCTATCTGTGGCAACCCCACTGTCTTCCGAGTTGAAGGCGATGGGGGTGTCACAGTAGACGATGGTAATGATGGACTACCTGATGACGGTTGGACCAAAAAGGACATTACGGCATGGTTAAAGGCACAGGGTGCTGAAGTGGGCGGATATGCAACAAAGAGCAAATTGCTTGGAATTGTAGCACAAACACTAAACCCACCAGCCCCTGAGCCTGAACCAGTCGCCGAGGAAGTCCAAGAAGAAGTCCCGGCTGACATTCCAGAGGAAGTTGAAGAACAACAAATTACAGGAGATGAAGAATAATGGCATTCGCAGCATCAAAAGACACAAGAACACACGTAATGGGCGATATGCTCATGATGACAGGGACATTTACAGATGGTGGTACCGAAATATCATACGGTGACGTATTATCTACCGTGTTTGCAGCAGGGGCGCACCTTACTTCCCTTACCGATACTGGTTTGAAGGTAAATGGTGGTAACACGACAGCAGCCTCAACAGTTTTGACTGTTGATACAAAGGACGCTAGAAATGTGCTACGAGCAGGACAAACTGTTTACAATTCTGTGGGTATAAGACTAGGTGTTATCGCATCCGTTGATTCTGGTACACAGATTACCTTGGCGGCACCGGGATTAACCGTAGACCATGACAATAACGAAAATTACTTTGTTCTTGGCGCTTCTCAGCAGTCTCTTACGGCAGACGCAGCAGTTGACTTGACTAACGTAAGTGCAAACGCATCCATTGATGAGGTAAATAAGTTGGTTATCTTTGAGATGGGCGCAGCATCTTCAGCATTGACGACTTCGGTTGGCGATGGGCGTTGGTGGATTCTAGGAACTCGCTGATTGGAGGTGTAAACCTCCATGAGTGATACGAAGGTATTCCAATTTTCCCCACCAAATGCAATAGAGTCGCTGACGGCGTCCAAAAGGTCCTTGATGACTATACTAACGGCAAGACGGTAGAGGGCATTACCTCTTACCTCATGCTGGGCAATCTCTATGTGGTAGTTGTTACCTCCTGAGGTTGAGTCGCATGGAAGCCTTTGGCAATCTTGGTTTGGATGACATTGAGCGCTTGCAAAAGCGCGGCATTCGTCTGGCTGAGAGTAGAATCCAAGGCAAAGTCGTTGATGAGACCAATCCCCTTCAGGGGGCTATTACCAAGCAGCGTATCCGCAACCGCAAGGCTGGCGACGTGCTGAACATTGGCTCAGGTACACGTTGCAAGCATTGTGGAATGCTCTACTTCTGCTGGGTTGATACCTGCAGAAGTTGTGGTCGGCAAATGGATTTTAACTTAGGGGAGCGGTAATCATGGGTTACGTTCTTGTCAAGATGGACTCAAAGCAATGGGCGAAAATGACCCCTGAGCAAAAAAGAGCCTATCTTGAGCGAACCGAGCGATATTCCGCATTACCTGAGTACCGTGGTTTAGCAAGACCGGGAGGTGACCCGGATGACCAACCACAAAGGCCCCGTGCTGAGCCGGGAGAAGGTACAGATGTTGCTACACGCCAATCAATGGCTGATGTAAGGTCACTGCAACCAAGTGAAGCCTACATACCACCGACTGAACAAG